TGAACCTCAACCTCCCTTGTCCAAGAGTATTTCTTGCCACATTCTTCACACTCTATTTTGCCGTAGTCTTTTTCATATTCCCACGAATCACCAAGCTGAAAACCACAATACGGACAAACAATTTCTGGCGTTCCGGTTTTGCGTACCGGTAGGTTGATGTATCCGTTTTCGGGTACAATCACATGCTTCTTCATTTCCTCGTGATATTGTTCCAGGGCTTCGAGCGTAAGCGTTGCGCATCCCTGGCCCGCTTCCGTTTTTAGCAATGCGTCGGCGATTTTCTCCGCATACACGGACTTGTTCCACGGCGTCGCTTCCTCGATGTCGGCGACCTCGGGGAAGAAGCCCGCGAACCGCATCGCCCTGTCGTCGAGGTAGATCAGCGCGGGCGGCTTGTGCTTTGGAAACCAGAACGAATTGACGACATGCTTGGCCCAGCGGTGTTCGGTTTCGGCGGGATCGTCCATCGCAAGGCCGCGGCTGCACGCGAAGTCGATGTGATCCTGCGCCACCCAGGCTTCGCCCCCGTCCAGCGCCTTTAGGTAATTCTTGATCAGCCACTTCTTGATGGCGTACCGGCCCAGGAAGTAGCGCGACCGCGACGACAATATGGCGACGCGGTAGTGGGCTGTCATATCCAGCAGCCATTGAAGCGCCCCAGGCACGGGGCCGTCGAGAATGTTGCGGGGGCCGCGCCACGGGCTCGTATAGCCGTGGATCACTCCATCGAAGTCTACGCAGATGGTCTGCTTTGGTTTTTGAGACATTGTAACTCCTTTTGTGTGGAACGCAGTCTTTCCTTCAATCCCAATATACGCAACGCGCCAAGCCGAAAGAATGTCTCGCGCTCGTGGTCTTTGAATTTGTAGCACCCCGTATTTTCGGCTTCCCGCAGCACTTTGACCCGAAACCCTGCCTCCGGCGTGTAGTAGTTTTCGCTTTCGCGCCATTGCCGCCAATACACCATAAGGATGCCCGCACGCGCCGGTATGTGTTCGATGTGGGGCTCCAGGTGTTCGGGTATGGCGAAGTAGAGGCGCTTGATTTTGCTGTGCCTGTGGCCGTGGCTTTTCTCCGCATCCTTTATCAAGTCGGCTTTGCTGACTTTGATCTCGACCTCGTAGGCGTAGCCGCTGGCCGTCAATACCAGCATGTCGCACTCGTGCAGGCCCAGGCCCCAGCTCACGTTTGGAACGGCGAGGTTGACGCGTGGCCGGAAGTGCTTGGCAACGGCGATCTCAATGTCGCAGCAGTTGGGGCGCGGGGGTTTGGGTTTCTTCATACCTTCACCTTGTTTCCCAAATAGCTGACGCGGCGCTGCTGCCGGTGCGGCCTTGGCCCCTTCATGCCCGATTCCAGCCACTCAAAATAGGCTTGATCGACTTCCCGATCCTCGGGCTTGGCCTTGGCCTCCAGGCCCTCGATGGTGTTGACCAAGCAAAGGCAATACGCGCTCTCCCTGGCCGTGGGTTCTCCTTCCGGGTTTCTGGCCCAATTTCGGCATTGGCGCATAAACTCCCGGCAATCCTCGGACGCCGTAACCCAGCCGTTTCTAATCCATGTCTGTGCCCTGGCGATCTTCGACGGCAGAAACGCCTTGCCGGTTGCGGCCTCGAAGTCGAGCTTCTCCTCGCCGTACTCCATCGCCTGCGTGTGCCTCACCGCATCCTCCTCCACATCTTTGCCGAATATCTCCGGGTTGGCGATGGCAAGGTGGGGTTTGCGGCCATTGAGCATCTTCCAGATGTGGGCGGCGTTTTCACCGCTGCCGATGTTCTCGCCCTTATGCTCCTTGTGTACCCACAAAAGCCTGTCGTATTGGTTGTAAAACCATACGATCTTGGCCGTGATGTAGCCGTGGCTGTGGTGGATCGTGACCCCGCGCCGGTACATCGGCACTTCCTCGCCCTTGCGCTCCGGGCGCTTGCCCCTGGGCACGATGATCACGCGATCCCAATCGGGCCAGATCACCGACACGCCCGCATTCTGTGGTATGAATGAGTAGATGAGGCCCTCGGCAATGTCGGGGCTCTCGATGCCGCGAGAGATCATAATGTCTTTGCCCTCGGCCTTGATCTTGCCGCGATCCGTGCGGAATTTGCGCACGCTCGATAGCTGGGTCTTGAGGTCGCCGTGATTGGGGATGCTGATGAGCTGGTCGGCGGGATACTTGGCCTTGCCCTGCACAACCTCGTAGGTGCGCTCGAAGCGCTTGGCGACCATGTACCACCATTCGGCCCTGGCGTTGAGGAATATCTCGAAGCCCCTCCGGTTGAATTCCTCGTAAAAGGTATCGCTGGCACGTTCTCCACTCAGGAGCCCGTAGGGCTTGGCAACCATGTGGGCCTCGGTGCGGGCGAAAGCACTGTGGGCGGCAAATCCCACGCCGATCCTGTCGTAGTTGAGGTAGGCGCTCCCGGCCTTGTTGCTCTTTTCAATGGCTTCATGGCTCATGTCGATGCCGTTGTCGAAGTTCCAAACATGAATATCGGATTCCAGCACCACGGGGCCGTGGCGGGTGACGCACGCGCTGCGGTTCCTGCCGCCTGCCGCAACGTCCAGGCCGGTGCCGACGCGGCCCCTGGCTGGCAAATTGATACCCACAGCGGCTTCGACCCATTCGGGCTTGATGAACAGACCTTCAACGCTGGCTTGGTAGTTGATGTCGATCTCCTGGGCCACGATCACGGGATCGAGGCGGGCCTTTTCGTGGTCGTACAAATTGTCGTCTTTGCGGGGATCGTGGCGACAGTTGAAGGTAAACACGGGCACCCTGCCGGAGCTGCGCTTCTTAAAGAAGTCGTTGGGGCCGTTGGGTGTGGATAGATCGAACTGGCTGGGTGTGGCCTGGGATAGCGAGGAGTCAACGGCCTGCTGGTTTTCCACGAACGCCTTTTCGTCCACGAGGTAGAGGCTGTATCGTCCACCGCGCCCGATGTTATCCCCGGCCTCACCACTTATCACGCTCTCCAGCTCGGGGTTGTAGAGCTTCATGTTGGTGTCGTGGACGCGGCGCACAAAACCCGCAGGCATCCACCACTTCGGCTGGTTGTAGATGAGGTCGCGGGTTTTCTCGAACATGCACTTTGGGTTGTTGCGCTGGTCTACATTGATTTCCTTGCTCGACCCCATGCCGCCGATGAATCCGCGCTGCCATCGCCATTCATGCACCATGATGGGCTGGAACGTCCAGGTCGCGCCCACTTCGCGGCTCTTTTCGATGAGCCCGCCCTCTTGCTCCATGTAGAGATTGTAAACCCATTCGATCATCTTGACTTGGCGCTCGAATGGTATCCAGGGGATGCGGGCGGGTAGGCCGAGCTGGAGGTTGCGGGGGTCGGTCGTCCAGCACCAATCGCATATCCAATCAATGATTTGCTCGCGCTCAGAGAGGAAGGCCAGGACGACGCCGCAGTATTCGCGGTCTTTCTCGCATCGCGCCTCAAAGGCGAGGCGACGCTTCATTTCCTCGGTGTAGAAATCATTCAGAATGCGCTTCCGCTTTTCGGGCTTGCGGTAGCGCCACTTCGCGGCTTCCCTACTTACCGCCTCGAAGTTTTTGATAAGCCGAATGGACTCCCTGAGCGGTTTTAATTTTACGGATGTCTTTGATGTCGCCAAGTAACAGAACTCCTGGGCCTTCACCCTTCTGCGCGTCAAAGTATTTTTGCAGCGCCTTCAAGGCTTCGATGCGGTTCAAGGTTTTTATCTCGACGGTATTTCCAAACATGCCACGGTGTTCGACAACGCTGGAGATTACCTCTTTGTTCATTTCGTCGAAGTCTTTGTATTCCACCGATCCATCCTCGTTGATGCCCTCAACTAGATCGTCGGCGCTGCTGAACGCGATCTTTGCCAGCCTTGCCGCCACTTGCTCGGCTGTGATGGCGAGATTTTTCTTGATGTTGTCGAGCTGCTTCTGGATATGGGCTTGAATCTTTGGGATTCTCAATAGCTCCCAGGCTTGGCGATCCGCGCTGGTGGGCTCATATCCGGCCTGTCTTGCGGCCTTGGCACCATTGTAGCAGTTGAGGTAGTGGTGACAGAACAAAACCTCCCTGGCCGTGAGCCCGGAAGGCGGCTTGTCGTCTTGCGGTGGCGCTTGCGGTTCTGCTTTGGATGCAGTTTTGGCGCTGCGTTTTTTCGCTTTTTTCTTTGCGGCCATAACTCGGGAACCTACCAAGGTTTATGTGGAACAATGCAGAACGTACTTCTAATGTATTTTGCAAGTCTGCAATCTGTCAAGTAAAACCCCCCGCCAGCGTTTCCACCAACGGGGGGCCGTTCCACATTTCCACGAAGGAGAAGCTCGTGGGGCCTTGCCCTTGCGGGAAACGCTG